CCACAGTTGTAACCGTTGTCTGGGTTGACTGGGATAGACCAGATGAGTTTGGCTACTACGACCACCGCATACTTAACTGGCTTGAGATTCAGGGTGATGACTGGGAAGACCAGTACTTCCAGATTGTTAACTTCCTAAATAACTACGACGTTATCGCTGTGGGTGTGGACGCTAACGGTGTGGGTGATGCAGTAGCCCAGCGCCTTAAGCTTCTTCTTCCAAAGTCAGAAGTTCACTCTCTAGGCAGTAGCCAACCTGAACAGTCTAAGCGCTGGAAGCACCTTAAGGCTCTTATTGACCGCCGCATGGTGGGGTGGCCCGCTCATGCTAAGACCCGCAGGTTACGCACATGGAAGCGTTTCTATCAACAGATGACGGACCTGGAAACTAAGTTCACAGGGCCTAACTTCTTGGCTAAAGCTCCTGAGGAAGCCCACGCTCACGATGACTACGCAGATAGCTTAGCTATCGCGGTAGCTCTAACTATGGACTTAACAATGCCTCAGGTAGAAGTCTCCAGCTCCCCGTTCTTCAGATAGTTGTGACTTTAGCCTGATTTTACGCTCAATACGTAGCACACTGTTACTTGAGGTCCTCAACCCATATAAGGAGTCATTAATGACAATCGCACCAGAACCACGCTTCCCTGAGAAGACACCTACCTCTTACGACCGTAAGATGGCAGCAGCTATGCCAGGACAACGCGGACCACTTCGCTTTGAAGAAGGTATCGCAACAGATACAGACGTCCCAGCTCAGTTCACAAACGGAGCTATGCAGGGTTACATGCCTGCAGCAGGCCGTTCAAACCGTAATGCAAACGTCTTTGAAAAGTTCCCAGAAGAGACAATGCGCGAGCGCGCACACGTTGGCTCTGCAGCTTGGGTAGAAGCTCCGCTTCACCTAGAAGAGTTCGCAGCTGGAGCATTCGCTGACCACGGCGATAACCGTATTGAAGAAGTCTTCATGAACGGTGCTCACCAGCAGAAGCTCAACCCAGCAGTAGTCCAGGACTAATTAACTAATAGAACCTGTCCCCGCTTCGGCGGGGGCAGACCTATTAAGGATTAACGATGGCACTTATCTCAGGTAGAGAAGTTAAGAAGGGTCCTAAGCAGCTTGCTGCAAACCCTAAGATGTGGAACATGGTTGTCGCTCAAGCGCGCTCCAAGTTCAGCACATATCCATCCCCTGCAGCCGCCCACTGGGTACACGCTAAGTACGTGTCCTTAGGCGGCAAGTTCGTTACATCCAAAAATGATATTGACCCACGCTTCCGTGACTATGTGCAGGAAGAGCGGGATAAAAAAGAAGAAGAGCAGAAGAAGAAAGTAACAAAGCCTGTAGGACACTCAAACATCCGAGGCGAACGTTACAGATAACGTGTCGTTTTGTAGTCAAGTCGACAATTAGTGGTACCCTATGACAGTTCAAGGGAAAGAGGTGATTGGTGAGCGGTATTGATTTCTCCCCTCCGAGTTATCGTGCAGCGTCTTCCGATTTAACTATCTCCATCTCCCCACTGGGATTGGTAGAGCTAGCTGACGAAGAGTTTGAAGTCCACGGTCCACGCTTAAACCGTTATTCCTTACAGTGGGCTATGTACCTTGGTCACCACTATTCTTATCGCCGTCAAACAGGCGAAGCGCAAATCATGCTCAACTACTACAGAGCATTCACAGACTTCATCATTAACTTTACCTTTGGTAAGGGTGTCAGCTTCCGCAGCCCTAAAGAGACAGAGGCTATTGTCCCTGAACTCCTTGAGCGTGTCTGGGAAGTAGATAACAACAAGGCCACAGTCCTATGGGAAATTGGCCAGCAAGGCGCGGTGTCAGGTGATGTATTTGTTAAAGTGGCTTATGAAGAAGCTTGGGTGGACCCTTCAGGTCGTCCTCATCCTGGTCGTGTACGAATTCTGCCTCTTAACTCTTCTTTTTGTTTCCCCGAGTTCCATCCACACGACCGCGAACGCCTTATCCGTTTTAAGCTTAAGTACCGTTTTTGGGGTACTAGCCTGGAAGGTACTCGACAGGTCTTCACGTACACCGAAATCCTAACCGACGACATCATCGAGGAATACATCAATGACGAACTCATCGACTCGCGCCCTAACCCACTTGGTACTATCCCCGTTGTACATATTCCAAATGTGCGTATTTCTGGTTCTCCTTGGGGCCTTGCTGATTGCCACGACATTGTTAACATTAACAGGGCTTATAACGAAACTGCTACAGACATTGCTGACATCGTTAACTACCACGCAGCACCAGTTACGGTCATTATTGGAGCGAAAGCCTCTCAGCTAGAGAAGGGCGCCAACAAGGTCTGGGGCGGATTGCCTAAGGACGCTAAGGTTGAAAACCTAGAAGGTGGCGCACAAGGGCTCAAGGGTGCTATGGACTTCTTAGCTATGCTCAAGAAGGCTATGCACGAAATGATTGGTGTACCAGAGTCTGCTCTTGGTCAGGCCATGCCTGTATCAAACACCTCAGGTGTTGCCCTGTCCATCATGTTCCAGCCTTTGATGAACCGCTACCACCAAAAGATTATTCAGTATGCGCATGGACTAGAGCGCGTTAATGAGCTCATTCTTATCTCACTTGCTATCAAGGAACCAGAGACATTTACCTGGGACCCTAACGCAAGCACAACACCTTTGAAGCCAGGTCAAGTAGCTCAGCTAAACCCAGCTGACCCTATTACCTACCGTTCTTATGTTCACTTCCCACAACCACTCCCACTAGACAAGCTCATTGCTCTGAACGAAGTTCAGTCTATGCTCTCACTTGGTCTTGAGTCTAAGGAAGGCGCATTGCGTACCCTTGGTGCCGAGTTCCCTGCTGAGAAGCTTACCGAGATTCGTCAAGAGCTTATCGATGATGCTGTATCTGATGGTGCGCTTAAGCTCGTACAGACACAGATTGAGAACGACATTATGACCCTCACAGGCATGTCTTCTCCTCAAGGCGGCAACCCAGCTCAACCTGTTCCTACAGGCGGACCTGCTGGAGCTGGACAAAAGGGCGCAGAGAGTATGGGCGTACCAGAGTCACAGATGGCTCCAATCCTTGACCCTGCAACACTTACTGCAATGGCAGCTGACCAGGCGCTAAGAAACAACCTGGTAACTCAAGCTTACGGAACGCAACTCCCTCAGAGAAGGGTTCCGCAAGACTACGAAAAATAAAGCTGTTTAGCACATTATTTAACGTAGTGTAAGGCAAAATAAGAATACACGTTAGGTCATTCGAGCTCACACATTGGACAACGACCCCTAGGATACAAAGGATGTAAGAATGGAAACTGCAGAAAATATGGCATCTGCCTTTGAAGCAGAAGCTGGAACGGCTCCAGTCGTAAATGTGTCGGGCGTTGACGCGCCGACTGTTACTACTACGAACACTGTTACGCCCAAGTTCTATACGGACGAGGACTTAGCAAAGGTTCGTTCTCAGGAGAAGGATAAGCTCTACCCTCAGATTGAAAACCTGAAGGAAGAACTTAATTCGTTACGCAGAGAAAAAGAAGAAGAAGCTACTCGTAAAGCTGCTGAGGCGCAAGCTGCAGCAGAACGTGCGAAGCTAGAGCAAGAGTCTGAGCTTGATGCAAAGTCTCTTCTAGAGGTTCGTACCCGCGAGTTGCAGGAGCAGTTGGAGCGTGAGCGTGTTGAACGCGAACGAGCCTTCGCTCTTCTGGAGCGCGAGAAGACATTTGCAGATTTGCAATCTTATCGTCAGCAAGTACTAGACCAAGAGCGCGACAATATCATTCCTCAACTAGTTGACTTCGTCCAGGGTAATACCCGCGAGGAAATCACAGCTAGCGTGGAACAGTTAAAGGAGCGCTCAGCAAGTATTCTTGAATCAGCGCAGTCTGCTATGCAGAACGCTAGGAAAGAAATGAAGGGAACGAGTATCACTACTCCTCCCGCTGGACCACTGGAGACCAATACGGAGCAACGTATGTTAACGCCGCAAGAAATTGCGAGCATGTCGATGAACGATTACGCAAAGTATAGAGACAAGCTTATGAGTGAAGCTGCTCGTGGCAAGTCTCGCGGGCTGTTCGGTTAATTCCCCCCAACCCAATCAATTAATAAGGAGTCATGTAAATGGCATCAGGTATTACAGGTACAGGCAATCTTGCCGCGGCACCTACAGCATACTCGGGTACCAATACCCAGCTGACTCAAGCGATTCAGACAATCTGGTCCAAGGAAATCTTGTTCCAGGCAATGCCTATCCTTCGCTTTGAGCAGTTCGCAGTAAAGAAGACCGAGCTCGGCGTAGCTCCTGGTCTCCAGATTAACTTCATGCGTTACAACAACCTCGGCTTTGCTTCTGGCCTCGTCGAAGGTGTTCGTATGCAGACCAACGCACTCACCGCTCAACAGTTCTCAATCACAGTATCTGAGCATGGTTATGCTCTTGCTGTTTCTGAGCTTCTCTTGAACGCTTCATTCGATGACGTAATGGCTTCAGCCTCACGTCTCTTGGGTCGCAACATGGCTATCTACCTAGACCAGCTCTCACGCGATACCCTCTATGCAGCATCTTCAACCATCTACGGTGAAGACCGCTCAAACCTCTCAGCAGTTAACAACTGGTATGCAGATGGCACAAAGGGCGCATCACGCGCAGCGATGACTGGAACATACTACTTGACACCTCACACTGTCAAGGACGCTGTCGAGACACTCGCAACCAAGAACATCCCACGGTTGGGCGAGACATACGTCTGCTTCGTTCACCCACACCAGAGCCGTAAGCTCCGTGACAATCCTGAGTTCATCGAAGTAACCAAGTACGCAGCACCTGGTAACTTCATGCTCGGAGAAATCGGTCGCCTCTACGACACTGTCTTCATTGAGACCACACAGGTCCTCAAGGTTCAGGGTGGAGCTGGCGCGAACTACACAGCTGACTCAGCATATGCTGGTGCAATCACAGCTGGTGGAGGATATGTAACTCCAGAAACTTACCGTGGAAACGGTTCAAACGACCGCTACTCAGCTATCTTCATCGGAGATAACGCATTCGGTCACGCTATCTCACTCCCAGTCGAACTCCGCGATGGCGG